CAATAACGATAGAGTAAACCATATGTAACGAATAACTACATATAGAAGGCAAAAAGAAAAGCCCCCATTTCTGGGGGCCTGCGAAAAAGGAGGTGGTCGGGTCAAAAGCGTATCTCGAATCCAGCGAATATGCCGGGTTTTATTCTGAAGTCGAAACTTCCGATGTTCTTCCAGGGATAAGTAGCACCGCCATGCAACGACACTGGCAAGTCCAGTTTCCACGCAACAGTTCCAGCAGCCAGCAGCTCATTGCCACCGACATTCAGAGACAGGCGGCCAGACTCAAGAAGTCTCACCATCAGGAACGACTGTGGTGTGAGATTCAGGCTGTTGAGATCCAAATTCAAGCCCGTCACCTTCACCACCGGGTTCTTTATCCCCGCCGCCGTCAGTATCGCCTTCAACTTGTTCTCTGGCTTCAACAACGACAAGCTCTGTATTGCTTGCGGGTTTCGGGAGAAAGTAGAGCGCGGCTTCAATTATGCCGCTGATTATCCCCCTCTCTGAACCTGTCAGAGGTATGTTGTCCGCTTCGGCGAGAGCTTCGACGAACCGCCACGCTTCATCTTTCATTGTCTGATGGAGCTTTGATATGTCCCCGCCCTGTTCAATTAGTTCCGCTTTAATCTTCTTAAAGCTTTGCTCGACATTTGCGACTGCGAGAGAAGCGTAGCGATAGATTCTCTCTGTCGTGCTTTCTGTTTTCGGATCTTTATCGATAGCTTTCAGAACCATACCAACTATATCTGAGATTCCGTTTGCAACAGAAAGCCATTGCTCAGTCTTCACTTCTGGATGCTTCTTGTAGTACCAAATTAAGAACCAGATCAGCAGGCCAAAGCCCACTCCTATGGCAATTCCTATCCACCACAAATTTATCACTCCTTTTCTTCCCAGTCAGGGAAGGTTTGATAGATCCTTTCCAATTTCTTCGCGTAGTCGGGATCGGTAGCATAACCGGCTTTGTGGATCGCTTCGAAATATAACAGCGGCTCATGTCTCAGAAGCCACGCTCTGTGATATCTCTGCTCCGTGCGTATCTTCACGATATATGCGAGCATCGATTGAAGAGGCGAGTCGAAAGTCTCGAAGCGATGCACTTCGGTCTTCCACTCTCCGTCATACTCGGTTGTCGTGGCCTCTACACTTCCCGGAATCCAGGGAACGTCTTTGATACCGAAGAGGTTGTTGCTCACGATATATCTCCCCCATCCCGTCTCAAGTGCAGCCTGCACGAGTAGAATTACAGGCGGGAAGTCGCAGGCCAAGCCCACAAGAATAGCGTCATCTCGGTACTTCCCTATGAAGTCCATCTTCACGCCCATCGGCACATCAACCTCCATCATTGAAGCTGCGCATGTAAGGAGGCAGATAATCAGAACGGCGAAAAAACTTCATCATCCAGTCCTGCCGAAAAAGCTCACAAGCCATGTCATACCCGCACTTGAGGTCACAATCGCAAGAATCAGCTTCCACAACAGTCTTCCATTTCTAGCATCTATGGCCTTCTCAACCTTTTCTTCAACAAGGCCGTTATGGAGGTCGCTTGAGAGCTTGTCTATCTTGTTTCCAAGTTTGTCAACATCTTTTTGAACGTCGTCCATTTTTGTCAATAGCACAGTTGTGTCCGTTTTCATTCGTTCAATGTCCTTTTCGTATTTGCAATCCATAGTGCACCTCACATTGACCTTTCCAAGATTTCTATCTTCTTATACATGCCGTCAAATTTCATAAGGTATTCAAGTTTTGGAGTCGGTCTCATAAAAGACTCTTGAGCGTAGTTTGAGTATTTCTGAAACGATGACAAGATCACATTTCTGACTTCTCTGGCATAAACCATTTTTTTATATGGGTCGTAACAAAGATGAGAGTTTGGGATCAGGTTAGGATCGTGCACGTGCCCCATAATCGAAAAGTCGCAGTTTTCCATGATGTCACCAAGAGCAGCTGCTTTGTTCGCTTTCGCTCCTTTCGTGCGCCCACCGCCATAGCCGTGAGCGATGAGACCGACGTATGAGGCCATTCGATTTTGCTTCTTGGAATGGTTCAACAGTCCGACTCTCAGATGAAGGACCCCGAGACCTCGAACGAAAGGCACTTCAAGGATGTTTGCCAGAGCCTCGGCCATGTTGAAGCCTGTCTTTTTCTCCATGCCTTTTTCGTGGTTTCCATCCATGATGAGTAGAATGTTGTCTCGAATCGGTTTGAAGAGATTTGCCACAGTCACGAGTGCAACGTTGAGATCGTCTCCTTGCTGTTCCTTGAGAAGCCACGAGAAGAAGAGCTTGTCAAACGTGTCGCCTATCAACAATGTTAGATAGTTGTTCTCTTTGATTTCGGCTATTTTTCGTTCTATGAGGCTGTGGTTTGAATACCTTGAATCCCAGTGCAAGTCTCCGAGAGGCAGGAGATAGATTTCCTTTGCTTCTGGGAATGAGCGTTGAACCACTTTGACATCGACGGGAGTATGAACGTGTGACATTCATCAAAGCCCACCCAAGTATTTCAGAATTAGCATCACGAGAAAAGCACCCGAAGCAGTAGCTACGAAGTCCAGGAACTCAGCCGTTCCATGCTCTATATCCCAGAACTCTTTGATAAGGCCGACCAAACCAGCAATCAGAAAGCCCAGTAATGGTATCTTCGTGAGATATCCGACTACCACAGAAACGAGTGCTCCGGCCATAAAGTGCAAAATTTTGTCTGTCATAGTTCACCTCCGATTATTCAAGTTCAATCACAAACGATGGCTCCCAAGCAGGCGATGAGATATCCGACAACTCAATCGCCTGAAGTTCCCAGTAGTTCGCATCCCATTGATTGCCTGTTTTGAAGGTCGAATACCAGCAGCACACTGGATATGTCAGAGAGAGAATCGGGCCGTAAATGGCGTGCTGGACATAGTGAACATACTCATGATTGAGAACATGATTGAGGACGGTTTCCTGCTCATGATGGTAGATATCCGGGCTGACTACGATGAAAGGACCAAAGTTGTATGCCCCATATGTCGTGCCCGCAACGATCACGATCGGATCGAAGAACCATGAATAGGCCCACGACACCGCATATACGGAAATGACGGTTCCAACGGCGTATTTGACGGCTGGCGGGATCTCCTCAAAGAACTCCACGATGTTTGCTGAGGAAACACCTGACACTAAAATCAGAAGCAGAAGTACTAACATTTTCTTCACTTCAGAACCTCCTAGTCCTTCACAAAGAAAGTATCGACTGTAAAATGGATTTTTTACCAAAATTTTCAAGAAGCAATCACAAAAAAAGGCCACCTCCCGGCAGCCCTTTTCATTTCTCGATTTTCTACGTAATCAACTGAGGATAGACAATCATTGTTCCGATCGCCACTGTTGTGATGTTGCCCGAGGAGTCTAATATCTGAGCCTCGTGATAATACTTTCTGTACCCCGAGAGATTGGAGGTATCTGTGGGAACCAATTTGACCGTGAACGTATCTCCCGAGATCTCTATCTCATCCGAACTCTCCGAACTCTTGCTTATGACCGCTTCGCTGCCAGGAGATCTTGCTGCCTTCCACGTGACAGTGCAGTCATCGAGATCTTCTACGTCATCCACAGTGAAAAGCAGAGACTTGTTGTCTCCCGCAAATATCTCAAAATCCTGATCTTTGTATGCCATTCAATCACCCACCTTTGCCCTTAAAGCAATCACAAGATCTTCGCTACCGAGTAGAAAAACGTTCAGATTCCTGTTGGCAAGAAGCGATATTTCCAAATCTCTCCGTGCATTCAGAGAAATGACGGAAATCGATGGATGTTTTGCTGTCCCCGAAGCAGACATTTCGATAATAACTATGGTTACGCAATCTCCAGAGGCAGCCTTTGCGCCGGAGGACGAAAGGTTAATTTCTAGCGAAGTCTCAACGTGACCGAAAGCCTCTTTGATTGGAGGGGCTGCACCAACAAGAATTTCAATTTCAGAAGAACCCACGCCGTTCTTCTTGCCAAGACTTTCATGCGATACAAGTACAACGGATTCGGTGCGGCCTAAACCGTTCTTGTATCCCGCACATTCACTACCAAGAACAAGGGAAGTCACTGCCCCCGAAGAAATCCCTTTTTGGCCAACCGTTTCGTTTAGAACATGAATGCTTATATGAGAAGAACCAGTTCCACCTTTTTGACCGGATGTTTCAGGCCGAACCAATATCTCGGATTCGATAGAACCAGTTCGCTCGGCTTGAGCTTCTCCCTCTGTCACACATACCAGTTCTATCTCTGATCCTGCAAATGCCGTCTTTTGTCCTTCTACAAAAGAAGAGACAATGTTGTCTATCTGAGATTGACCAGAGGTTTGCTTCTTTCCCTGAATCTCGCCCACAACTACTTGCGAAATCTCGCTACTTCCAGTGGCGTTTTTGATTCCCTGAGCTTCGCCACTCACTTCAACGACAATCTCCGAGCCGCCAGAAATAAACACTCCACCCGAGGCTTCCGTTTCGAGAATGACCTCCGTTTCAACTCCACTTGAAGCGTTCTTCTGACCCGAAGATTCATTTTCTACCGTCTGCTGAGTTTCGGTTGAGCCGCTTGTGTCTTTTTGGCCCTCTCCTGCGCCAGAGACAATGTTGTCTATCTGAGATTGACCAGAGGTTTGCTTCTTTCCCTGAATCTCGCCCACAACTACTTGCGAAATCTCGCTACTTCCAGTGGCGTTTTTGATTCCCTGAGCTTCGCCACTCACTTCAACGACAATCTCCGAGCCGCCAGAAATAAACACTCCACCAGTGGCCTCTGTTTCAACGACAACTTCTATCTCGGCTCCACCCGAAGCGTTCTTCTGACCCGAAGATTCATTTTCTACTGTCTGGTGAGTTTCGGTTGAGCCGCTTGTGTCTTTTTGGCCCTCTCCTGCGCCAGAGACAATTACCAAAGTTTCAATGCCAGAGGCAGCACCTTTCCGACCGCCACTTTCAAGAGCGACTTCAATCGAAAGTTCCGCTGATCCTATTCCGCCCGCACTACCGAAAGCCTCGGAATCCACAATTGCTGTTGTTTCTACCGAGCCGAGAGCATTCTTTTTGGCAGATGTTTCTTCTTCAACAATGCAAGAAGAAGTGATCCCACCTGATCTTGCCGCTGCCCAATCACTTTCGAGAGAAATGATGACTTTGGTTGTCTGGCTTCCTGTTCCTTCCTTTTCCCCTTCACTTTCGGTAGATACAACCTGTTCTGTCTGAGAACTGCATTGTGCAGACTTGAATCCTTGAGCTTCGCCAGAGACGATTGAACTCGTTTCAGAACTGCCTGAAGTTTCTTTCGTTGCCAAAGATTCGAGGACAACTTCAACGCCTGTCGTGCAAGCTCCCTCAGCGGCTTTGATTCCCGAAGACTGACATGAAA